ATATCAACGTTCCACCTGTTAGTTACTTGCTTTTGCATCTCAGCTTCGTAACCCATAATCATGTCTTTAATTTGTTTTTCTGCTTCTAGTTTTTCTTCTTTAGATGTGTGTAAATTGTCTATAACACCACCTACACTTTTTACGAGGTCAGCAGCACCACCTCCGAATATTTTATCTAACATATGTTTTTTTTAATAACCACTACCTCCACCACTTGACGAAGACCTTGTAGTTGTTGAATTTGTTGATTGATTTGTTCTTGTATTAGCAGAAACTCTTGCTTGACCTCTTCTTGCTGAAACAGGATTTTTAGCCTGTTCATGGTTAGCACCACCCATATAACCTGTTTGATTTTCAAAAATATGTGTATGGTAACCTACTAATCCATTATTAGCAGCCCAAAGCAAGGCTTCTTGTATTGTTGTATACAAAGGTATACCGTTTATAGTTGTTAATATTGCCATTACGAGAGATGTCCGTGTTTACCGTTATTAGCATCGTTTTCCCACGGAAAGCCATAATCACCAGCTTCTTTCCACTCGCCATAAACTTTTATCATATCTTTACCGTCAATAGTTTCTCTTTCAAATCTTTCACCATTATACATGATATGATCATCAGCATAAGATAACTTACCTATTCTCATATCGGTTGAGTGTCTCATTTCATGACTAACAACTTGATTATATTCATGGCTACCAGGTTCTATATCTTGACTTACAAAAATACTGCCATCCATGTTTGCTTCACCCATTATACCTTTGTCTAACTTTTTAGGTATTATAGGTGTACCAGGTACGGATAATTCACCGCTAACGGATCTATTAAAACGCAATTTGTTTTTAATTTCACCGTTAACAGCATAATTACCTCTTTCTGTTCCTAGTTTAAAACTCATTTTTTAATTATATTTTTTCTTACCGTAAAATTCGCTTTTAGGATTTGTGTATGGATTACCTCCAGGAGTGTTTCTATAAATATAATCGTCCTTTTCTTTTGAACTCATTGTTTGCCACTCTGAATCTTTTATACTAAGTGTTTTTTTGCCTCCTTTTACAGGAGATTTTGCCTTCATAGGCTTTTTAGCTTTCATAGGCCTTTTAGCTTTCATAGGCTTTTTAGCTTTTGTTCCAGATTTTACTTCTTTCTCTGCGTCGTCAAGCGACTTTATTATTTGATCCTCCATCAGGTGACTTTGTTTTCCTGGTCTTAATACGTTTTCTAAAATTTGACCACCAAGTTTACCCAAAATTGAAGGCATAACCCCAAACGTGAGACGAGTAGCAACATTTCCAAGTTTTCCGACATTTTGAATAGTGTTTTTCGGGCTTGATTGATTAAAACTGTCAGC